ATACTTGCTGTAGACGCGTTAGATACGTTATTTACTGTAACTGCTTCGGTTGAACCATCACCTTGTGTAAAGGTAATAGTAGCGTTATTTACTGACGAACTAATATAAAATGAACCGGTATTAACTGTAACTGCTGAACCTGTGTCAACAGTTAAACTAAATGTACTTCCATCTCCTTTTTCAAATGTAAGTGTATTAGAAGATACACTACCAGTAATCATAAATGACCCTGAATCAATAGCTCCTGCATTTAAAGCGAATGAAGCTGTGGTAGCATAAGATGATGAAGTAGAAGTATCTGCAAATGAAGCTGAAGTAGCTATAGATGCACTATTAGCTGATAAAGCACTTATAGCATTAGAAGCAGTAATATCTAAAGAGGTAATGTCTGAACCAGTACCATCAGTTATAATGCTACCTGAGATTTGTACTAATGACTCGTAGGTAGCTGAAATTAATTGTCCTGTTAAATTTGTTCCCATATTATTTTAATTAGCAAGGTCTTGGTCCTGGGTAAAAAATATCACTACCGTAAGGCATGTAAGGATAACGTGAATCCGCCATTCTTAAACCGGCTGCCATTGCTCCTCCTGCGTGATATGCTCTTGTTCTACGATTGAAAACCACTGGTGATTTATTGTAACCTGTAGTGTAATCTGGGTATTGTTTCCAGAAAGGTCCATTATCATTCAATTGTGGAAACTGTGATTCATTTTGAATCAAGTAGTTAGTTAAACGCTCACCATAGTATTCCATTTTATTTTCTACCATTTGGCGTTTACGATTATACCAAGTACCGTCTGCTTTCTCACTATTTTCACCCCCTGTTGGTTGTAATAAACCATTGTTACGTGGGCGAGTGTAAATTGCATCTAATGATTCCCAATAAGCCGCGTAAATAAGGTAAGGTTGAATAAAGTTATCAACCAAAGTCTTGTAATTACCACCTAAAGTATTTGCATCAATTTGTGCAAGTATATACTCATATAAGGATGTACCGGTAAGACGCTGCAGGTAAATATCCTGTGCTTCACGTACTGCGTTCATCAACAACTTAGAATCTAAATTGTCGTTAATATCCGTAAATTCACGGAGTTTTTCTTCTGAGATTATTAATGTAGTTGTCATACTAATACTGTTCCTTCGTTTACAATTTCTTGGTCTGTTTGTTGAATTTCAGCTTCAAGTTGTTTATCTTCACCTGCTTCTGATTCTACTGATGTAACTACATCTACCTCAGTTTCTCCGTCATTAAACAATCTTAATTGTTGAACACCTACTGAAAAATCACTTGCTGTTGGGAACATCAAATGTAAGAAGTTCTCAACTTCAGCTAATAGGGTTTGTTGGTAAGGGCGAATTACTGTGTTGATGAATAATAGGTAAGCATCTGTTACCTCGTCTTTACCTCCTAATTTACCAGGGGTCATAATACCAAAAATTTCTGGTGAGGTAATTCTGTGTGCTGTTAATATTTTTTCTTTTACCATATCGTTAATTGCAATATAGTAATCATCTGATCCGTTGCCATTAATAGGAGTAATTACAGGAGCATTTTCTGGAGAATCAACGTCCATGTACATTAATTGTCCTGCATTACCTGAACCTTGGTATTGTAAACGAAGCATCGCTTCAATTTCATTTCTTTGGTCTGGATCAGCGTTAGTAAAAGTAGTAATTGCTAAAGATGGTGCTAAACCATTTTTGATATTTGAGATGTGGAAATTATCTACCTCTGAATCTAAATCAATTACTCTTAATGCACCTACATAATCAGGTAAAGGATAGTAACGCTGACCAGGGCGATAAGGGTTATAAACAAAAATTTGTTTTGGTTCTGCGTCTTTTTTCTTAGCATTAAATACTGGTAAGAATGGTAAATCTGGAGTTATACCAGTTGATGCAGCCTGATTGTACAAGCCACCTGTTCCTCCAAAGCGGTACTTTTCAGCCCACTCATCGCTAATGTAATATCCCGGTATTTTACCGCGTTCATTCTTTTCCTTAGCGCGTAGCCAAGAAAAATCAACGTGGTAAATTTCAGCGATTCTTGAACGGTCTTTTGACCATATTACTTCCCAAGCAAATCCACCATATAATTTATAATCGAGGGCTGTTTTCTTAAAGATATCATTCCATGATTCTCCCTCATTATTTGCTTCATCTAGCAAATGTGATTCAGTACATACCAAACCTTCACCTACGATTGCTTCAACTGTTGCGTGAATTGCAGTATTGTTGATAGCTGAGTTGTTAAACAAGTAAATAAGATATTCAGGAAAGTCGTTATATAAACCATACTGAATAAAGCCCTTCATAGACTTTTCAGTAGGGAACTGACGATCTGATTCTACCTTATTTAGTGTTTGAAATTTAAATTGTTTTTCCATATTATCCTAGGTAAACTTTGTAACGAGCATTCTCATTCGGTGATACATACTCGGTTATAGGGGTGACGTCGCTGCCTGAAATTATTGCTCTTTCTACACTGATTTGATCTCCAATAACAGCTGGAGTACCTGCATTCCAAAGAGTATTAGCTAATTGCCATTGTATATTTGTAGTGTTCCAAACTAATCCTGAGGCAGGTGTAAAATCAAATATTTTAAAGTCGTATTGACCAGAAGCACTTGGAAGTAAAGATCCGCTAAACTGGGCTATAATCCAAGAAGTAGTTTGAGGATCTGAAATTACATCTGCTGGAAAACTACCAGTTACAGTGTTACTATATGATTGTGTAAATTCAAGCAGAATAGAACTACCCGTAGTTAATTCATTCGGGTAAAATGCTATAGTATTTACTGCTTCTGATTTGTTTAGCTGTAGCATAATTTCAATTTAATACCAAGAAAGGGTTGTGGCAATCCACAACCCCATTCTCGGTTTTTATTTTTTAGGAAATTGTAATTCCTGAAAGAGTAGCTAACAATTGAGTCTCGTTAGAGGCTGAAATGAAAGCTGCTGGGTTTGGTTCTCTACCAGTGAAAGTTAAAGTGTAGCCGTTTCTATCACCGAACAATGTTCCAGTACCTCCTGCTGAAGTTAACAACTGCATTCCGTACTCTTCACCTACGTAAACGTATTGTGAGGTAGTACCTACGTTGTTAGTCTCAACAATCATACGAATTGTTGGGTTTTGTGCTAATACTTTAATTTGGTTGCGGGTTGCAGTCTGCATTTTGAAGAATACAGCGTTTACGTTTTGTTCGTAAACAACTGTTCCGTTTTCTGGAGCTACAGTTACGTTTTCAGTGTAATCTGAAGTCTCACGGAATAATTCAAAAGTATAGAAAGTACCTGAACCAGTGATTGCGCTAATCAATCCTTCACTTGCGTCAACGACGTTTGATACAGAACCAGATAAGATATAAATTTGCTTGATTGAGCCAACGTTATCACGGCATCCTAAAGTGAATCCTGATGTAATTTGGCATGCTGCGTTACTCATAGTATTTGGTTTTTGTTTTAGTGAATTGTTTTGTTTTTAGGGGGCTTATTCAGCCCCCCTTAAACTAAAATTGATTAGGCCTGGTCGTTAGATACCCAGAACTCAGGGTAAGCGATATTCACACCCAATTTGGTAGAAATACGGTGACGAAGAGTGTCAGTATTTATATCATACCACAATTGAAACTCTGAAAAATCGCTAAGAAGGTCAGTACCTACAACGATTTGTTTAGCAGGTCCGAGTACTACTCGGCCAGTGCCTTGTAAACCTACAGTACCTACAACCTTAATACCTGGCTGGAATGGGTAAGCCATTTCCAAGATACCACCACGGTTAGTGATGCTAGAAGGATCGAAGTAGAAGTTATTAGCAGAGCGAAGTGCAGTAACGTAGTTACGGAAGTTAGCAACGCTCATGAAGAAAGTAAGGTCGTCACGGTCAGCAACATCAGAAGAAAGACCAGCAATAGCGGCATCCATCTTAGTTAAAGCGTTAGCGGCAGTGAATGAACCAGTGAAGTCATTTGGTACTACAACACCTGAAGTTGATCCAGTGATGATGAACTTAAGACCTGAAGTTTCGCAAGTACCACCGAAGGTAGAAGCTGAACCAGACTGTTGTAACCAAAGGAATTGGTCGTTAGCTTTCTGGAATTGGTTAACCAATAGCTCAGAGTAAGCATTTGCAAGTGCCCAAGTTTCGTTGTATGAACCGCGGTCCAAAGAAGAGATACCTAAGTACTTTTTGTCAAGATCTTTCAAACAGATAGCGTCGAAAGAGGTACGTGGACATACTGTGATGTTACGTTGAGTGAAGGTGGCTGAACCAGATGCAGTGCTAACACAAGTACCGTTGTTGATGTACAAAGATACTTCGAATAGGTTGATTGGCTCTTGGTATTTAACACCCTCTTGTACAGTTACGTACTCGATAGTGCTACCACCGTATACCATTTTAAGGACTAACTCACCAGCAATCTGGTTGTTAAAATCCGCTAGGGCTGATACGTTTAAGCTCATTATTATTTAGTTTTTTTAGTTTTGATAAGATTCTTCATCATTTCGTAGCGGTCAGCCTGCAAAGGAGTAGCTACATTTTCTTCTACACCAAATTTCTTTGATGCTGGAAGTGTTTTTTCGGCAGCAGGTTCAGCGGACATTTTCTCCATCTTCTCCTTCATTTTTGCCATTTCTTTTTTCATATCTACGAGTTCTTCGGCTACTGCCTTAGCTACTGCTTCAACAATAGACTTTTCAGACATTACGTCTTCTTCAGATTCCATTTGCTGTGGCATTGCTTTCTCGTACTCTGCACCTCTCTGTACTTCTACAGGGAATTGTTCTACTGGAACTTTTACCTCGGCCATCTTAACATCTTCGATAGTTTTACCACCGTCCAAAGTTTCGATTTCCTCACCTGGTTCCATTTCTTCAGCAAGCTGAGAGGCTTCAGTGATTTCTACTACTTTAGATCCTTCTGTTTTGATTACCATTCCGTTCTCAAGTTTGTGGTAACCATTTGGTGCGTCCATTTCTTGGCCATCAGTGGTTACTACTTTTACAGGCATACCTAATTCAAGAGTATCACCTTCAAAAACAATTTTGAAAGCTTTATTCTCGTCATAGAGTTCACCCATCTTTACTTCGGTAAGGTTAAAATATTCCTTGACAAGTGCTTTAAGTTCGTTTGCTGTCATAGGATTTTTAATTATTAAGGTTAATGTATATTAACATCATATGGACATACATATAATGTTTCTGGTTGTAAATCGATTGTATTAACCCTGAGCTTTTTTAGCTATGGTTAAACGATCAATACAAATTTTTAATGCGCCAGGTCCTACGTAAGATGGATTCTGACCTCTAAGCGAAAGTAAACATTCCTTAATTTCTTCAGGAGAAATAGCAGGTGCTTCCTCTTGCATATTTACTTGCTTTAATTTTGTGTAGCAGATAGCGCTTGCTTGGTCTTGTGATTTACCAGCACCTACTTCTGTAGCAATACAACGAGTTAAAAACTCGTCTCTGCCTTCGCCTGGATTTCTATCTATTGGCATAATTTATGATTTTATTAATTCTTCACTGAAGAAACCTTCAATTGAGAAACCACGTACCAATCCTGGTCTAACGTATCCTTCCCAAACATCGAGGTTATCTACTTTGTACATTGTCATCCAAGTACCTTCTACTGGGTTTAGACCATATTCTCTAGCTTTATCTGTTTCAGAATTTTCTACAATCCAAGATTCTACTAAATAAACATCATCAACAAATTTACCTGGTTCGTGTTCGATATTAACTCTATCAATCACTTTGTCTTTCATTGCCTTATAAGCAATATCTTTAATTGTTTCCTTAGTAAAGTAAACGTAATATAAATCACCGTTCTCGTCTTTACGTGGAATTAACTTTCCTGGAATCATTGCGGGACCTACTAAGATCTGTTGCTCATCAATTGAGGCAAATCCGTAAGTTGCTTCCTTATTAACTGTTAATTTACCAGTTGGTTCATTAGTGTAGTTAGGTAAAGCACCTACTTCTAGCGACATTTCTTCTTCCTTAATTAAACCTAATTTTTGTAATTCAAGTTTAATAATGTCTTCAAGTAATAGTTTATTGAAGTTTTGTTTTGGTACGCAATTTGGAACTAATCTACCGCGTTTACGCTTTAGACCATAAGCAATATATCCTGTTTGACAGGCATCTTCTAGATCTGCATATTCTTCTTTAACAAATTCTTCACCTGCCTGACGTAATATTTTCTCAGCCCAACTAAGTGCAGCAGGTCCACCCCAAAGTAAGTAAGAAATGTAACCGCAAGCATTATAATCCTTTCTATCACGAGCTAATTCATAATTATCTTTTTGTCTAATAAGGAACGCACGCATTCTTCTCACGGTATCAAGCGATACTGCTTCGCGGTTGGCTAATTGTTGTGCTCTAACCTTACCTACTTGTGTAGCGCATTTATTACCGGTTTCTTCATTACGCTTAATACCTTGCTTAGCTGCCTCAACTGCTGCCTCAGGGTAATCAGAATATGTTTCGGCAAATTTTTCTGCACTAAAAGCAAAGAATTCCTCTTCAGTAGCTGGTTTTTCTACTAGTGCCATAGCATCTAGTCCTGCTAAGATAGAATCCTCTAGTAGTTCTAATTTAATAATTTTCATGTGTCAATACATATTATGGTTTAACCTGGTCCTAAGCGACGTCTACGATTAATAGCTGCAGCAGCTTCTTGTCCGCTAGTTACGTCTTGTGTTACAACATAAGCGCGAATTGGTTCTACTCTTTCTCCTTCACTACCAGGAACTCCAGCTGTAGCTGTTCCTCCTGTACCAGGTAAAGCACCCGTAAATGGGTTAAAACCACCACTAGCACTTGGTACGGTTGGTTTTGATGCAGTTCCTCCTCCACCACCACCAGGTACAGTTGCTAATATTTGTTTTGCAGAAGCTACAGCACCTAATACAGCAGCTACTTGTGAAGCATAAAAGATTGGAAATGCTAATGCTGCTCCAGGACCTGCTGCTTGAGATGTTTTTTGTGCAATAGTTAAGGCGTTAATAAATCCTATACCAGTATTAATAGCAATTTCTGCTAATGCTGCGGCTTTGGCAGCTGCTGTTCCTTCCTTAAATAATCCACCTAATGCACCAATAGCAGCACCTATATTTTGTACTAACGATAAACGAGCTTGTAATATAGCATCTGCGGTTGCTTCTGCTGAGGCTACCTCATCTGCGTTAGCTTGGTCATTTATTTGTTTACGTCTTTCAGCATATAAGGCATCTAATGCTGTTAAATCTTCTCCATTCTTAATCGCCTCAGCTAATTCAGCTTCGTATTGAACTTGTAAAGCTGCTAAATCAGCATCGCGTTGTTCTTGAATAGTAGTAGCTTGTAGTTGTTGTAACTCTAAAATTCTATTAAGATTAGCCTGGGCAGCAGCTTGTATTCTAGCTTCTTCTTTTTCTTGATTTTCCTTAGCTTGTTCGTCTAATAGGTTGTTAAGTTTAATGTTATAGTTCTGTTCAGCCTCTAAACGTAGTTGTGCTTTACGTGCTTCACTAATAGTTAAGTCATTGATTTCGCGAATCCTTCTATCAAACTCAATCTTTAATCTTTCCTCATCAGTTTTAGCTAATAAATCTATTTCTTCATCAGCAAACTTTTGTAGTTCACTTTTGTATAGTTGGTCAGCTGTCTTAGCGTCTGCTATTCTTTTATCAGCTGCTTCTTTTGCTTTTTTAGCACGTTCGTCAGTGTCTTTCTTTTCAGCAGCAGCATTTTCGCCTCTAACTTTAGCATTAAAAATAGCAAGGTCTTGAATAGCTTTCTTTTGTTCCTCACTACCTTGTTGTTCTGCTTTGACACGTTCTTTTAGTAATGCTCGTTCTTTAGCTACAAGTTGTTCTCTAGTAGCACCTGAGGCTTTTAATACCTCTAGTTCAAATGCTTGAGCATCAGCAAGTTTTTTACTTTTAGCAATAGCAGCATCTTGAGCTGAGTTAGTTAATCCAATAGCATCAGTTAATCTAGTGAAGGCACCAATAATACTATTAATAACATCACCTACTACACCTAATGAATCCTTGAATTTAACTAATAAAGCAATAATAGTACCAATAGCTACTACTGCAATACCAATAGGGCCAGTAGCTACTTTAATTGCTGTACCTAAAACACGTGAAGCAACTGCTGCTGCTTTACTTCCTGATGCTAATTTAGTAAATCCTTCTTGTAGATTTACAACACCATCAAGTGTTCTTTTAGCACCATCTGCAAATGCAATAGCGCCAATAGCGGCTTGTTCGAATTGTTCTGCTTGTTCTTTAGATAAAGCCCCAGTTAGTGCTAAACCACCTGCTACTGTTTCTAATGAACCACCTACTAAATTTACTGCTCCATCTAATACCTTAATACTACCTTCAAGTTGAGTAATTTGAGCCTCAGCTTGAGAAGTATTAGTAGTAATGTTTACGTTAGCGTTTGCTGTTGCGTTTTGAGCCATATCAATAAATACTTTTTATGTGTGTATAGTCTTTTAAGATAGAGGAGTACCGGCATTTCCAGAAAATTCATAATAATCCGTTTCCTCACCTAAATTAGGAGAAGTACCAGTTGAACAATAAACCTCTCCACTAAGAGTTTTTACAACACTAGATACTGTTCTAGAACCAAATCCAGTTAAGAGAGATCTTCTATTACTATCTCTTAATAACTCTGCAGTAATTCCTGGGGTTGATGTATCATTATACCACCAAGATGAAGATGGGGCAGTTATTATAGTTCTCATTTCTATGGCTTTACCGCCTGGACCACCATTACTACCTGAAGGAACTAATAATTGAATTTGAACATCAGAACCACTAGGAATAAGTTCTAAATAAAATCTAACATTTAGTTGATTGTTTATACTAGAATGACCTATACTAGTCATATCAATTTTATAAAATCCACTTCCACTTACGTGTAAAGTATTTGTAGAACCTGACACGTAGTTAAATGTGTAAGATGGTGTACGGTAAATAGTTTGAGTACTAGTTATGTACTGAATTGGTGTATCAATTACATCAATACCAACTGGGAATGTGATTACACCACTACCACTTTCATAATATGGGGCAAATACATCACTTGTAAATAAGTAATCACAACTACTACCTGTACCTAATACAAATGTAGAATAATAAACATCACCATCTTCAGGTTGATCTACATTATAAGAAGTAACTCTATTTGCACACTCAGCTTGTGATGCTGATGTAGCATATGAGGCACTAACTGAAGTACCTCCTGTAATGTCTACAATAGCTGTACCATTAGTAGATGTGACTGTTACTCCAGAACCTGTAAAGTTAATAGTATTAGCTACGTTTACTAAACTACCAGTATATTGTACGTTAATAGTATTACTACCTGAAGGACCAGGAGCACCTGTAGTACCACCTGGTGCACTTAAAATTAACCAAGAACCTGAAGATGCTTGTAAAGTAACAAAATCATATGAACTACTAAAAGCATATGTTGCATTACCTTCAATAAATTGGCTGCCAAGGAAAGTAGTTAATTCTAAGTAAGTTGTACCATCAAATGTACCATTTGCTTTAAATGTGTATACAATATTTTCATAATCATTATTCACATAAGAAGGTAATTCAATAGAGGCAGTACCTGGAGATAAACCACTCCAGTTTAGAATATAAAGTGACTCGTGTTTACCTTGTCCTGCTCCTGAACCGGTTAATGAAATATTAACTCCATCACCTACTTCTAAAGTATAAGGTATAACAAATTGTGCTTCACCAAAATAAGTGTCACCTAACCAATTTGAATTATTTCTGGTGTTAAGTAAATCTAAACCAGCACCTTCTAGGTTTAATCCTATTACAGTGTGACCTGAACCATTAATTACTACTTCATTTTCATGCGGATTAATTAACGTGGTTACATCGCTATCTCTTAAACCTGCGTTGTAGCCATTGATTATAGCAGAGTAATCAGTATTAACCGCGTAAGAACCGGTTCCTCCCACAATAGTAAGGTTATTATTACTACCAGAAGAATAGTTACCTCCACCACCTAATA